TTGTTTATTTTATGTCTATTAATTGTATCTCTAGAGAACCTATCTCCCCTACAGATAAGGTGTGTGTATACACCTTTCTATAGTTCTCTATAGAGATGCACATGCGCACAGCTGCACGTACCAGTATCCATGCACCTTTCAGAGACGCATGTGCATACGTGCAGGCATGTGCAACTGCACAACCGCACATACCATAGATTCCTGCAACCATGCACCTTTCGGGCGGGCATGTGCAATTGCCCCTTTGCCCGTTGCACAGCCGTTTACACACACTTTTCTTACACTCCAATACACACTCCAATATACACTGCCCCATTGATTTACTTAGCATCTCTCTCCTCCTCTTCTAAGATTGCTAGGCCAATGTTGTACACAATTTGAGGCACGATTGAGTTGCCCAATGTTTTGAGTCGATTGACTCTATCTGGGATCCCTGTTGCTACTCTTGGGATGCTGGGTTCTTGCTCGAATCCGAGATGTCCGTCCAACCTGGGGGATACCCCATCAGCCATTCCACCCAGTCTGGATTGAGACTTGCCTTGCTCGTTTTGTCTTGAGCTTTGTTCTGATACTCCACCAGTGCGTCCAACCTCACTCCGTATTTCGTCCCTGTCGTGTTGCTTTGACGATAATACTTTCCGTCCTTCTCTTTGATCGTTCCACTCCCCCCCTTGTAATCTCTCGAGCTCGGAGTTGGCAACATCTTCTGTTCTTCCAAGGCTACCTTCTCCTCCAGATTGCTGTGATACCCTGTGTTCTCTATCCTGTTGAGTGCGCTCTCCATTGTCATGTTCATGATCTTCGAGCTCCTTGGAGTTGGCCACATCTTGCCTGGGTCTTTCTGCACTGCGTGTCTTAGAGCGAACTGAAGATTGATCCCCTGTTCCTTTTTCTTGGCTGCTCTCTTCTCCCAAGCTTCCAGCGTTTCGCTTTGATTCGCTAGATGATCTGATGCCTGTGGAGTTGGCCATTTTCTGTGAGACTTCTCGCTCGCTTCGTCCGTCACTGCAGCTGGAAGACTCCATCCGTGTGTCCCTTTGATCATGCTCGGACTCGGTTGTTCGTAGTACCCCATCCTCTCCGTTGCTCTCGGTGTCGGCCATAAGCTTTCCGAGGATCCAGATTCGATCTCTTTTGTGGGGTGCTTCGACACTGCAAGCTGGAATAATAAACGATTGCGTGGCGTAACCTTGGGTTTCCAAGTCAAGACAGACATCGTCGAGTGCCACATTGACGAAGCCACCAACGTTTTCGACAATGACCCAAGTGGGTTTCTTGGATTTAACAATTTCATACATGTACGGCCAGAGGTGTCTGTCATCTTCCTTGCCTTTTTGTTTGCCTGCGAGACTGAACGGCTGACAGGGGATGCCTCCGCAGATGAGGTCAAATTCTTGAATAATTCTTTCTGGTTCATTTCCTATCTCCTTTAAATCTTTATATATTGGTACGTTTGGCCAATGTTTGTTTAATACTTTACAACAGAAGTCATCGAACTCACAAAAAGCAACTGTGTCAAAACCACCAGTCGCTTCTAGTCCCAAGCTGAATCCTCCTATCCCTGAACAGATATCTAATATCTTAATCATCTACTCTCCCTCCTTTTAAAATACATCCTTGTGCAATACCTTCTAATGATTGCCACCACTGTTAACACCCCAGCTTGTGCCAATGAGATGATCAATGCGTTGTGCGTGAACATCAAGCACAAAGATAACACCAACCACACCAGGGGCAGATTGATCGCTGTGCCCATGAACGTATCAGCCACCGATTCTTTGAGTGCTGGCTTGTCTAGTTTATACGCCATACTTTCTCTCTACTATCATAGTATCTAGGCTCACGATTCGTCCCAAGGTTTTTTCATCTCATTGTCGTTTAAATAATACCAAGCGTTCTTTCCAGGAATGCTGTGTGTCTTAACCTTCTCGCCAAGATACTTCTGCACATGTGAGACTCCATACCTTGCTGCTCTCTCCCCCGATGCAAGATCGCTTGCTTTGAGTGCTTCACGAGCCAACAGTTCTAACTCTTGCCTTGTGTAGAACTTGTACGAACTCATAGCACCAGCAATGACTCTTGCTATCTCCACTTCGTCCGGAGAATCTGACACGCTGACAGGCTTAAAGAAACCACGCTCGAAATCAAAGTAGGCCAAGTGTTGATCTGGCTCTCTTGCATTACGAGCTTCATAGAACAAGGTGATGTTAGGTTTTGTGCCTGACAGCTTAACGCCTGAATCCATCCAACCAGCAAAAGCTGAACCACCACGAGCTGACATGAACGAGAGATCGTCCGCCCTTTCTTTGCCAGTGTGATGAGCAATGATGACTGCAACGCCAAAGAGTTCTATGAGTCTGTCCACCCTTGACAGCATCTCGTGTATCTCTGAGTTAGAGTTTTCTTCACCACTAAAGAAGTTAATAATAGGATCGATCATCACCAGGTCGGGTTTGTGATACTCGATGCTTGCTGCTATATCATCCATGTCGCTGTCTCTCATGATGTTCTTTCTAAGTCTGCCCGATGCAATAAGATTTGATTTGCCTAAGTTGTACAGCTCCGGGTCATGATGAAAAGGTTGGTAGTACATCTCGATTCTTTTCTTTAAGAACTCATGAATGATCTCTGCCTGTAACCACATTACCTTCATGGGTCTGCTGAACTGTGTTCCCATAAACTCTGTGCCAGTTGTTGCAGACGCTGCAAAAGCTCCAAGCCAATGCGACTTACCAATCTTTGGTTTGCCCAAGAGCAACACCCTTGATTGCTCAAACACAAATGCATCTCCCCAAAACTGTTCGATGCGACTTGAATCCATTGTTTCCCAGAAGGAATCGTTGAATGTTTTAAGGCCAAGTGGATCTCTTTCAACAACCCTGACATCTTTGGCAACATCGATTGGATCTTCTTGATTCATGATCTCTTTGAGTTCATCAGCCAAAGGTATCTGCCATTGACTTGTCTTCCACTTGAGTATGCCTGCATCGACATCTTCTGGATTTCTTTTTAGATGCCCTGTGCATATGCTGTTGGCTGTTAGCAAAACTTCTTGCACTGACATAGGTGGGTTGTTTGTTTGATTCCAATCCAATGCTTTAATAATAACTTCACGCATTCCCCAACCTTCGAGTATCCATTTACCCACCAGGCGAGCAAGGGTATCGTTCCGCATTCCAGATTGCACACCATCCAATGACAAGGGTGTGTTCCTGTCTGTGTTAATTTTGCCATCGTTGTTAAAGTCATAGATGATGTTCATGTCTTGAGGTGTAAGCATGGGCAGTTCATCCATTGAATCAACGCCCATTCCATCTACCAGCTCAAACATGTAATGGCTTGAAGGAGACACCATGACGTATCCACCCTCTCCCCTTACATCCAATCTGCCTGTTGTGTTTCTTATTGATAGGCTGTCATTAACAGCATAGAAATAATGGTAACCACCGCGAGGAGTTTTCTGTTTTAAAGTTGTTCTTGTTAGTTGACCTGACTCTACAAAGTCACATGCTTCTTGTGTGTCTGCATCGAGCACAACAAAACTAATGCCTGTTACCACAGCCCAGTTGCAATTAGGAAACTCTAAGTACCATTGCTTGATGTCTTTCATCGTTGGTTGTTTATTAATGTATTCAGCCCACTTAACTCTTGGAGTCTTAGACCAACGCTTTGCTATAACATCTTCTTGTTCGTTAGGATGCCTATGCTTAAAATAGTCTGGAACATTGTCTTCTTTAGATCCACAGGGTATTAAATGAAAGTTGTTCTCATAATAAGATACCAACATATCTCTGCGTTCTTTGTCGCGAATGTCCTCACCCTTTAGGTTTGGATTTAAGTCTAGGCCCATTACTGTTCTACTGTTCCGTATATACTTTCCCAGTCAAGTGCATGCCCGGTAAGTTTAATAAGTTTCTTGGCTTGATTGACTGAGGGTTGTCTGCTTCCATACCTCCACGATCTAATCGTATCAATGGAAACACCCAGCTCTTTTGCCAGGCTCTCTTCTCCTCGTTTTACTATGTAGTCTTTTAGTTTCACGTTCTCTCCTTTTAATAAGAGACGCGACCTGATTAAATTAAGGAGGACTACTGTTCTTGGGGGTGAACAAAAGACCATCAAGTCGCGTCATGAATTAATGATAATTGAATACATACATAAAGTACAGATATTTCTTGACAATGTTTTATTTATCATTAAGATTAAGGTATTGAAGTTTGGAGAAACTAATGACTGAAAAAGATATAACAGAATTTTGCCTTGAAGCTTTGCTAAAGGCTAAGAAAAAGAACCTAACCATGCAGGCTGAATTAAAAGCAGAAAGCTCAAGGTTAGACATTGAAATTGCATCTCGTCCTGAGATACAAGAACACATTAAAGTATTATCAAACACAGGGGGTTCTACGAGAGTTCCTCTTAAAAATTTAATTCCATTTGATCTTAGGGTTCAATACAAAGTAACCAAGACTTGGGATCAAGGGCATTTAGCTAAGTGTGTTGCCGATGGATACAAGATACCTTTTAAGGTTCAGTATGCTGAAGACATCAAAGCTGTTAAGCAATGCATGGAAGATAACCCAGACCTTTGGGACTTTGTCCAGGAAGGTTTACAAACCAAGATTAATGAAAGGCCTTATGTGCAATTCATTGATCCATTAAAAGGAGAATCCAAATGAGTAGACTAGGAGATTTTTTAATAGACGTTAAGTCTGATTCAGAATTTGTCATAAGCACTTGTAGCAGCTTCGAGGAGTTTTGCAAAAGAATGAAAGACATTAATGACTTGTACTTACCAAGCGCATTGTCAGACTTATGGGAAGAACATGTTGGTTCTACTGAAGATAACACCGTGAACTTTCACGACAGGAGACCAAGATGAGCTTATTGGACACAGTAGAGACAGGAATCAAAGTGCCAGCACTTAAGAT